GTAGATGCATATATAGGAGCTTCTGATGCTACCCATGATGATGTAGCTGAACTCCACTGCTTGGCTCTCCATCTAGCACCTTTGTTCGGCTCTGTAGTTTTAATCCATACAGACCCTGTAGCGCAACCTTCTACAGTAGTTGTGTTATCGCTGCGTTTGAAAGTAGGTACATCTGTATGCGGTGTTTGTTGCAGTGTAGGACTGATGTATTCACCTGTGGTGATACCAAGAGTGGCCCACGATGCTGTGCCGTTGTCTAGGAATATTCTTCCGTCTGCGCCAGTTGAGTCACCGGCTGCGCCGTCTGAAACAGATCTTCCGTCTGAATAAATGTATAACTTGTTGGCCAATGCCTTTGCAGTTACGCCTGTGATAGCTGCTGTGTTAATGTTAGCTGCGGTTGTGGTCACATTTCCTGTGACAATCGAAGTACTGTTAATAAACAATGTACCTGACTGTGTTCCTGCGAATGTAGAACTAGTTGCTACTGGCCAGCTAGCTTTCCATGCGTTAGAGCCAAGTAGTACCCACTCACCTGCGTCTACTTGTGTGCCGCCGCCTGCAACTAGACCGTTACCAGCAGACTTGTAATACATTCTTGCAAGGTCTTCTGCTGTACCGTAGGAAGTGTCACCTTCAACAGTTTGAAATACCACTGCGTAGTCACCGATCTGTCCAACTGATGTCTTAGGCGCATTGTTTTCAATTTTGGAAGGATAATCTGCGTCTGTTAGCACCAATGGCACTTTGTTAGTGAATTTCTGTCCACCTGTAGTTGATCCTGCGGCGCTGTTCCACTCTTGGATACCCCAAGTTGTGGCCTGTGTGTCCAACCACCATTTGCCGTTTACTGGATTCGCTCCCGGGGCGTCAACTGATGCTGCAAGTTGGTCCAGGTCTACATCAGCGCGAACAATAAATGCTGCGTTGCTGACCCCTAGCAAACTGTAGGCTGCTAGTAGACCATATTCGTTGCGCTCTGAGCCATGGATAGGAGTTGAACTCGCTGTCTGCTCAAAGAACGGAACTCCAAATAGATCTGTAAGATCTCTCTGGCTGGTGACTTTAAATGCCACGCCGGCATTTGCTTTGGTTGTTGCTGAAGCTGTGCTTGTACCAGCTCCGTTGGTTTTATCTTGGGCTGTAGCTACGACAATAAGAGGGACTGTACCAGGTTCTGCTGGTGTATAAAAACTCTCGTCGATTACCGTAACTTGTACGCCTGGTGATGTTAGTGCCATATCGCCTATTCTCCTGGTAATAGTTGCTCATAATATTTAGCATTCTATTCCAAAAACAGCGAGTTAAGCACATAACAAAAGGGGTCTAAAAGGGTAAATATTAGATGCGACCACTCTGCAAGGCCTGCGCACAGCGCCCTAGAGCCATTAACTATTATAAAGATTCTCGAACCTATTACAGAACATTGTGTGAGGTTTGTTTATCACACGGGGCAGGTGCGCATATTCCTCGGTGGCAACGTGCAGGATACAAGCCCAAGCCTATATGTGAAAAATGTGGATATCGATCTCAACACCCCGAGGTGTTTCGTGTGTTCCATATAGATGAAAATCTCAACAACTGTAGACCCAATAATCTTAAAACTGTGTGCTTGAACTGTGCTGCTGTCTTAGGCAAAGAGGGTATTGCTTGGAGGCAAGGCGATCTGGTGGCTGATTACTAGATTTTCGCTCTGGGCATACAACTCATCGATAGAACCATTGTTGTTGATAATGCTGTCAAAATCACTGCCTAACCATGCCCATTCCGATGCATGTATTTTGCGCATCTTCATAGCGTTGAGACCCACGTTGTTGCCCTGATTAGCACTGATAGCATCTGCATACCACTCAGGTAACTCACCACGCTGCACCCAAACAATCTGACCGCCTGCGTCTTTAATTGATTTAATTTCGTTGGGGAATCTGCAGTCTGAAATAACTATGTGGTCTTTGCTGGTGCGTAGTTTGTTTTCTAATGAAGCGATCCATATATCATCATGAAACGATCTACGACATACTTCTGTACCCCAGTATTGTAGTACCCATCTAGGAGTTAGTGTGGGCATATCTAAGCGTTCTGCCCACCAAGGATCTACCTGTTCTCGCCACTCACGAGCCTGTGCTGTGCGTCCTTCCAACATGGTTCGATCCCAACCGAACACACTGGCCACGGCATCTTTGAGTGTCGACGCAAAACTTTCTCTGCGAAATTCGTGAAAATTAACTAGATAATCGGCCACGGTGTCTTTGCCCGAGCCTATAAAACCGCATACACCTATGATCATAAACTGTCCCCTTTAGAACAATTATAATATAGATTAGTTATAAGGTCAACCAGTTATCCAGGTATAGCCGCTACCGCCGGGAACCAATTTCATCAAATCATCTATGAGTTTTTCCATTTCGGTTTGGCCTTCTGTGATCAGTGCTGTGCCGTTTAGCTGTGTGCCGCCTTGTGGGCCTGCGATTTGCCCAAACTTGCTTCGTGCTTGCCCCAGCATCATCTTGCAGTTGGCCAAACTGTAGTCTTTGATCCATTGTCCTGAATATACATCATCTATGATAGAAAAATCCGGTTTGGTATTGTAGACCTGTAACATCACACTTTCCTCACCGCGGGGACGTTGATGAATGATCAACTTACGACTCTGAGGATGATAGGTGAAATTAATAAAAGAACCAAACATTTTTCCAACCAATTCCTGATATTGCGAAAACAGTTCATAGGTTAATAGTCCTCCCATATTGGTACTGCTTAACAAATAGGTATTGGCATAGGCCAAGTTGAACGGTTCAAATACTGTGCCGCCCGTACCGTTACCGGTTCTAGAACCAACGCTGCGTCTAAAAATTTGACGTACCTGTTGAATTTCCTTGGGTAGAATATATTCGTTAGTACTCTCAGTGAGTGTTAAAAATACATAGCTTTCTTCCACAGCATTGTCGCTGCGCTGACGGAAAGTTGCTAGAGCACGGTTAAGTGCTGTATCGTAGTGTATAGGATCTAATTCTACATCTACCATGCCGTTGCCCAGCATGTTTTTGCAGTAGTCGTAAACAGAGTTTTTGGCTTGGTCTGATGTGCTCATACTGTTATTTATCGTAGCGGTAAATATACTACTATGCCAAGACTCAGTTTATACCGTCCCGAAAAGGGCAATGATTTCCGCTTTATCGATAGATCCGCCTGGGAAATGTTCCAGGTTGGCGGCACAGATGTACTGGTGCACAGATACATAGGCACAGGAGCCGCAATACAAGGCGATACGCCCAGCACTCCTACATACGCCACCGATAATGTAGCAAACATACAGGATCTGTTGTTTTTAGAAAACCGAGATCGCAAGTACGACCCCGATGTGTATGTCATGCGAGGCGTCTACAATATATCTGACATCGATTTCAACCTTAGCCAGTTTGGACTATTTCTACAGAATGACACTATTTTTATCACGTTTCACATCACCGACACTGTGGAAAAACTAGGTCGTAAAATCATAGCAGGCGACGTGATAGAATTGCCGCATCTCAAAGATGAATATGCTTTGAATGATCTAACATTTGCTCTGAAACGTTTCTTCGTGATAGAAGAAGTTAGTAGAGCAGCAGAGGGATTTTCAGCTACATGGTACCCGCACTTATATCGTGCCAAGTGCAAACCATTAGTAGACAGTCAAGAATTCAAACAGATTCTAGATGGTATTGCTGACAGCGATGCTTATCAAGGCACTTATAACGCCGGCATCACATATTATCCCGGTGATATAGTACTAGCAGCTAACGGTAAAAAATATCAGGTCATACAAGAAGTCACGGGCATTGCTCCGCCTAACAATACCTACTATGCACTGGCTGACACATTGAGAGATGTTGTCAGCACCTATGAAAAAGAAATGCAGATCACTGCTGCGGTGTTGGATCAAGCAGAAGCAGATGTGCCACGCAGCGGCTACGACACCAGCAAGTATTATACCTTGCAGAGAAACGCTGACGGAATAGTTGAATTAGCCACTGTGGATGCGGGATCTGTAACAGTGGATGCACAAACACAGGCCACCGACGAAGCAGGTAATCTACTATATGACACGGATGGTAATGCTATATATGTTGGACAGACTGCCAGCAGTGTAATATTGCCAACAGACGGCGATGGCTACGAAGGGTATCTAACCAAAGACGGTGTACCTCCTAATGGGGCTCCATTTACCGCAGGCATTTCATTTCCGGCTAGTCCTGTCAATGGCCAGTTTGCACTGCGCACAGATTATCTACCCAATAGACTGTTTAGATACGATGGCCTAAGATGGCGAAAATTTGAGGACAACGTTCGAATGACCATGAGCAATCTCGGAGCCAGCGATGTTGCTGCCGGTGAACCGTTTGCTGGCAAGGATGTGAGAAAGACACAAAAATCTACATTCATCAATAACCCTACTGTGAGCACCATCGATGGCCACGTAGTTAAACAAAAACAGAGCCTCAGCAAGGCTCTTAGACCTGAGGCAGACGAATAATGGATTTTTACTACGACGGACAGATAAGACGCTATGTTACACAGTTCATGCGTGTGTTTATTGGATTCAAGTATCAAGCAGGTGATGGTGAAGAACGACAGATTCCTGTGATGTACGGAGATTTAACTAGGCAAGTGGCCAGCATCATCAAAGATAACTCAGAAAATAAAATGCCTACGGTGCCAAGGATTGCCTGTTATATCACAGGTCTTGAAATGGATACCAACAGGCTCAGTGATCCTACGTTTATTTCAAAGATACATATCCGAGAACGCAGATTCACAGACGCCAGTGGTACTAGAGAATACACTGGCGCACAAGGCGGCAGCTATACGGTAGAACGATTGATGCCTACTCCGTTCAAGTTGACTATGAAAGCAGACTTATGGACTTCTAACACCGATCAAAAATTACAGTTACTCGAACAGATTTTAGTATTGTTTAACCCTAGTCTAGAACTGCAGACCACAGACAACTACATAGACTGGACCAGTCTCAGTGCCATGTATCTAAACAGCACTATTTTTTCAAGTAGAACCATACCACAGGGGGCAGAAAGCGACATAGATATCTGCAGCTTGGAATTTGAAATGCCTGTGTTTATATCGCCGCCTGCCAAGGTTAAAAAATTAGGTATAGTGCAGAGCATTGTGGCCAACGTGATGGACGATGAAGGAAATGTAATAAATCTCGAAGATTTAATTTATAATAACAGTACTACCGGTCACTATCAGCCTGGTAACGATGCTGTTGGTATTGGAGTAGGCGGTAGTCCGTTTGGCAGATACGGAATTCTGTTGTTTAAATCAAATACCGGTAATCCCAACGATAATCAATACGATCTAACATTGGTTAATGCCGTGGAGGCTGTGATATCACTGGGTCTCAGTGAAAAGGAAACAAAAACTGGTGAGCCGATTGATTGGAATATAATATTAAATACACAAGGCGGATATGTTCCAGGCAGTGAAGTTTTGTTTGGAAAATCCAACGGATTAAAAATAGTAGGAACATTTGTAATTAACCCGCTGGATCCTAGCATATTGGTAGTGTCCTTGGATACGGATACATATCCAGGTAATACTGATATACCCAGCTCCATACCGGGATTCAGTGCTAGAGGCACAGTGGATGCTATTATAGATCCCTACAAGTATAATCCGCTAGAAGTGTATGGCTCACACGCAGCCATACCGTTGGGGTTGAGATTTTTAATGCTAGATGATGTTAATAACAGTGTAAATCGTGGTGGT